TCCCATTTTTACTCCTTGAGCCACTGGCTCTTTGATAATATAATCTTGGTACGTCATCTCTATCCCCTTACAAGAATAGTATATCATAATGTATATAGTGTGCAAAAAAATAAATATATTTGATATATTTTTTTAGGGGTGGTACATACCACCCCTAAAAGTAAATCCCAAGAAAAATCTTGGGATTTACTTTTTATGAGAAAGTTTATGCTAGTTGTTTTACTAGCTTGCATACAGGGAATTGCACAAATCCTGATGGCACTTTCTCACCAGTATCTTCAATAAGACCAGAGGCAAGAATATCATCCCAAAGAGTTTTACCAATGTTGGTGATGTTTCCACAGAATTCACCATCTGCCATAGGAATGATGTTAGAAGTGATTACTGCCACTTGCTGTCCATCAGCATCGGTCAAAATTAACCACATATTGCCATTGCTAGGATAATATCCTTTAGACACTTTGCAAACGCCGTAGTCAGTAGTTTTGATTTCCATATCTTTTCCTTTATTCTTTTGGCTTGCTGATTGTCAGGGTTGAAAGCAAACCCAACATCAGAACCAAGACACCAGCGACAACGAGTAGGGTGTAAACTATACTGTTCATTGCATATATATTATCTTGGTATAAAGCAAAATGCAAGAAAAAATAAATATTTGATATATTTTTTTAGGGATGGTAAATACCATCCCTAAATGTAAAACTCAAAAGAAAAATATCCCTTGACATTTGTCAAGGGATATGATCAGACTACCACTCTTGGTAGGATTGATCCCTGTCCCATTCTTCAAGGGCAGATTCAGTTGCATCCTGAAGCAACTCTGAAAGTGACATTGTAGGATTCTGTTTGATCAGATCCTTCAACTCACAGACAACATAACCTTTGAAGGCTGGATCGCCTTCGACGTGATCATTGACGAACTGTGTGATAGTAGTGTTTTCCATACCAATAGTATATCACATTGTATATACACTTCAAGAGAATAAGTTTATTAAATAAAAACATCCCTGTAAAAGGGATGTTTGTCATAAAGATGGTTGAGTTACTTTTGGTAACTAATCCAAGCATCCCAAGCTGCTTCAAAACTATCTGCGCTGAAAAGAACCTTCTCACCGCCTTGGATGTCTTGCACAATCAACCACTTCTCGCCTGACTTTGACATATAAACCATTTCTCTAACTCCTTATGGATATAATATATCAAATTTTATATAAGTTGTCAAGAACAAGTATGTTATTAAATAAAAACAAATATTAGCTTGACAATGGATCTGATCTATGGTAGATAATATAAACTTGACATAATTTTTTAGGGATGGTACATACCATCCCTAAATGAAAAGTTCAAAAAAAAATAAATAAAAATATCCCTTGACTTCTGTCAAGGGATGTGGTAGCTAGGCACATACCTCACGTTTGCGAAATATGTCAATCAACCTGCTGTTTTCTGCTTCAATGTCACCTCTTGAGATAAGGTTCTTGATTGCATTCTCAGGTGTGTCCTGGGATAGGTTTTGATGAATCTCAAGCGTACCTTCAAAAATGTGGAGGTATCGGAGTTGGAACATATACAGTTGATTATGGGTACGCTGTTCCATTGTTTCATGGTAAGGGAGGCAGTAGCGTCGGTCTTCAAAGTCATTCCGCAGTTTAGCATATGCCATTGCCTGTCCAACAGACTTAAAGGTTTCTAATGCCCAAAGGAAGGTATCGACAATGCCTTCATATGCAAAGACATACAGTTCGCTTGAATTCCAAGCGCATCCAATACAGTCCTGCCCGTTAGCAGTTTTACCAATGAAGAGAGCCTTGACAGAAGAAGACTCAAAACCCTTGACTTCCCAAAGTTGCATAGTAGTGTTTTCCATGACTACATATTATCAGGCAGTATATACAATTGCAATACTTATTTAGTTATTAACTAAAAACATTTATTTTCTTGACAGATCCTGATCTTTATGATAGGTAATAAAAAATTTGACATATTTTTTTAGGGATGGTATGTACCATCCCTAAAAGATAAATCCCAAGAATATTCTTGGGATTTATCTTTATTATTATTGTTTGTAGTGTTTTTCTACTGAGAACCTACCACCTTTATTGCACAGGTAATAGACCACTTCTCCAACATTAATGAAGGACTTTGGACCAGCACACTCATTGTAAGTAATGTGGTTTTCTTCTTTACGAACACAGACAACCCGCTCATAACCCATAGGAGGAAGGTTGCCAAATTTGTCAATACTGATACGCTTGGCTTCTGCAATGGTCATTCTTTTCATACAAATAGTATATCATATTGTGTATACCTGTCAAATAAAATAAATAAACTTGCAAGCCCAATATATATAATGTAATATAGTGTTATGAACAAAGACACTACAGTAATCGTTGACCACGGCTCAGCTCTTTTTGGTACTTACACTGCTGGTTTTTTCTGCAATGAAAATATTACAGTAGAAAACATCGTAGCAGAAATTTCTAAGCGATTAGGTGTTAACTGTACTACTACAGGATATAACGAAGAATATCACAGCATAACAGTTATTGTTTCAAGAAACTAATCATTATCATGTCCCTTGACATTTGTCAAGGGACATATTTAATTTGACATATTTAATTTGACATATTTTTTTAGGGATGGTATGAACCATCCCTATTGTATAAATTTACAAAAAAATAAAAATACAATTATCCCTTGACTTTCGTCAAGGGATATGGTACTGGTTAGCGAATCTCAAACAAGAAACTTGGGGATTCTACCACTGAATTTATCGCATATGGCTCGTACAACTTGTTAAGCATAGAACTGTAGATATAGGTTTTTCCGCAGAAATTTCCGCTGTCAGGGTTCAACTGATAGATTTCATTACCAAACCCACTGTTCATACTATCAAAGTAGTTATAGTCTGGTACGAAACTATTGTAAACAAAGAAATAGAATGAAGATGGATTATCCTTGTATTGAGTTACAATGAAGGACTTGCCATCAAACCAAGTACCTTGACCCACATAGCCAATACAGGATGACCTATCGCTTACATCCTCAAGTCTGACTCTCATTACCATTCGTTGTGTAGTAGTGTTTTCCATACCTATCTCCCTTACATTAATAGTATACCATATTGTATATACGTGTCAAGATATTTTATAAATATACTATGAACAACTTAGAACCAGAATTATTACCTGTCGATTTTCAAAGTATGATATCAGATGTATGGATATATGTTAATCCCCTTACTGGTAAACACGCTAAAACAACGTCTACTAGTAAGCTTGCTGTATTCCTGAATGAAGATATAGGTAGGAGCTGGGAAAAAATATCCACAGCACTTACGGGTATGATAGGATATACCGCTACTTGGGATGAGATGCTAGAAATATCCAATAGTCAGACAAGGGGAGAGTATGAGTTATTTACTGCTCATAGTAACTAATCTAATAAGTTTATTTATGCTTATGTGGTTATGTATATTTAGTTATATGGTATGGAAAAATGGCAAAGATAATAAATAAGACTGATCACGTTATAGCATTGATGATAGATAACACTTGGGAGACTATTATGCCCCAGGGTTTATCTTGTAAGTTAGTAGGTGATAAATCAATACCTATAGTTAAGGATGGTATACAGTTTAATCCTATTAGATTTGATCGTGTAGCTGGATTACCTGATAGACAACTAGGTACTATTATCATTGTAGAGAAAGAAGTAGCCTTGTTTATATGGAAAACCAAGTGTAGAGAAGATGTCTGTTACTTAGACCACCCTATAGTTAGAGATGATAAGTATAATAGTCTAGCTGCTTTAAGTCTTGTATGTATGAGTGAAGCTTTAGTACGTTACTGTTTATAAGACCATTCTTTTATTTCCAAGGGTAGGGGGGTATGTTAGAATATTCATTGGGTTCCCCCTACCCCCTATCTTAAAAAAGGCCATATATGAGAAAATCGTGGGCTATATTTTGCCCCTTATGTTTGCCCCTTATGTTTGCCAGATATGTGAGGGGGGGGGCTTTAATTTTTAGTGTTTCCTCCAGATATTAGGTATCTTTTTTGCCAGGGTATATATATTTAATTTTGTCCCTTTTATAATCTCTCAAACTTATACCAAACATTATATTTAGTGTTTGGTATTTTTATTTTAATTTCTTTTATTTGGTATATATTTTGAGAGAAGTTCTTGGATACATTCTAGCTGTTGTATTTTTTTTATAAATCTTTGTTTATATTTTTATTTATTGTTAGCTAGAAATATCCAAGAGTATGGGGGGGGTGGTTAAGTTTTCTGTTTTCCAAGAATTGTAACCATCCTTTTTCGCTGGGAGATTGTAATTATAATTTTTGATTTTTGACGTATTATTTAAATATGTTAACTTGGAATCAAATTGTAGAAAGCAAGTTGTAAAATGGATGAGTGCAAAAATTGAATAGATTAAGTACAGAAGATTTTATTAAGAAAGCTGAAAAAATACATGGGGATAAATATAATTACGATTTAGTAGAATATGTTGCTTACAGAACCAAAGTAAAAATATTATGCAATAAATGTAATAATATATTTGAACAAATGCCTTATATACATTTAAGCGGCAGTGGATGTACACCGTGTAATTTTGAAATAATGAAAAAAAAGATATCTATAAGTAAAGATGAATTTTTGTTCAGGTCTAAAAATATACATGGTGATAAATACAATTATGATTATATGAACTATGTTACTTGCAGAACCAAAGTAAAAATATTATGCAATAAATGTAATAATATATTTGAACAAATGCCACAAAGTCACTTGGAAGGATGTGGGTGTAAAAGTTGTTCTATTGACAAAAGAAGACTAACAAAAGAAGAATTTATTATCAAGGCAAAAAATATACATGGAAATGAATATGATTATAGTTTAGTTGGATACATTAATAACGTAACCAAAGTAAAAATAATTTGTAATGGTTGCGAAAATATATTTGAGCAAGTTCCTTCTTCACACATGACAGGTAGAGGATGTCCTAGTTGTTCTATTGACAAAAGAAGATTAACAAAAGAAGAATTTATTATTAAGGCAAAAAATGTACATGGAAATAAATATGATTATGGTTTGGTCGAATATGTTACTAACGTAACCAAAGTAAATATATTATGCAATAAATGCAATAATATATTCAAACAAGTTCCTTCGGCACACACGACAGGTAGAGGATGTCCTAGATGTTTCGAATCAAAAGGTGAAATAAAAGTGGCTAAATATTTGACAGAAACTAATATTAGTTTTATTCCGCAAAAAACTTTTAGGACTTTACGAGATAAAAGACTTTTGAAGCTAGATTTTTATTTAGATGATGAAAATTTATTAATTGAGTATGACGGTGAGTATCATTACAAAGCTATAAGAGGATCTACACCAGAAATTAAACAAAAAAACTTAGAAATTTGTCAGCGCAGAGACAAAATAAAAAATGAGTGGGCAAAAGCAAACAATATTCCTTTGCTCCGTATACCTTATTGGGATTTTGATAGGATAGAAGAATTGATTGAAGCATTTATTCTCCAGCACTCTAAGAAGAAAGAAATCAAGCAGTTAGTTTTGGAGATGTAAAGTAGATTAAGATAATTTAGTAGGGATATATTTTTTAATTATAGTAGAGAATATTAGTCATTAAAAAACAAAAGATAAATTTCATTAGGGGATATTAGAATGGAAAACTTATCTAAGGACTATCAGAATATAATTTTAAAGATTGCGTTGATTGTTTTAAAGAATGATGTTTTGAGGGTATTGGTGGCGGACATGATAAATATTCCAAACTATGTGATTGGGAATTTATTATTTGAATTAAGGAAGAGTAATAAGATATAAAAAAAGAGGAGCAATGCTCCTCTTTTTTTGTTATAGTATTGATTCTTAGATTTATCTTCTATCTCGGAAAATATTTCTTTGAATTAGCGTTCTAACGTTTTCTCCAAAGGATGGATCTTTTTCATTTATTTTATTTTTCACTCTTTCAATAATACTATTAAGATTCATCATATATTCAATTATATCTGGATCTGTGACAAATTTTGTGATGTTATCTTTGTAATTTGCTTTTGTATCATATGTTTGCAATGGCTTTTGAGATCTTAGCGCTGGCATTAACTCTCCCGTATTTGTATAATATGGACCAGTTAATCTTGGTTTATCATAATCATAATCAGGTGCTCTATTTTTTACTGGATCAAGTCTTGCTAAATTTTGTGATGATCTAATAATTGCTCTAGGATTAATTTCAACACTTTCAACAAACCTTAAATCAGTGTCTTGTTTAATTGCTCTTCCATCAGTAGTTCTATATGATAATAAAGGTTGATTATCTTCTTTACTAATTAGTTTAGAATTTTGAAACCAGTAAACTAAAGCTTGTGGAGTTGCTTTAGGCAATGGATTTGAAAGTATGAATGTCTTGATTGCAGGGTAAGGATTTTGTCCTCCTTCTACTGAATCATGAATTTTATGTGATGCGTTACCATAATTTACTGCTGGTTTACTTAATTGGTAAAACAATGCTTTATCATCAAAAAATTGACTAATATACTTTTTATTTCCAGACATTACTACTGGATAATAAAATCCAATAATTTCTCCGAATTCTTGTGTGCTTGGAAATCTAACACCCATAACTTCCACAGGTGCTTCACTCATTAATTTTTTTTGTGCTGGAGTTAGAGGTTTTGCTACTCTCAAAATTCTATCCTTAATGGCAGGATCTGCATCTACAGTAGCTTTCATAAAATTTGCTTTTTGTTCAGGAGTTCCAGGATATTTTGGCCCTCCAGTAATCCTATCGCTTATATTATTAAAGAAATCACCTATTCCACCTTGTTGAGCTTCTGCATCTTCAGGCAGTTCGCTTTCAGGCAGTTCAGCTTGTGATAACTTGACCATCATTTGTGTCAAACGATTCGCTTCACTGTAAAAACCTGTGCCGTCAAGTTCATTTGCAATATTATTTAATGATGCTATAATTTGTCTTTTATTCATTTTATTATTTACATTTATCTTAGTTTTTCATATTCTTATAATTGTTGAAAAGATTACCAATTTCACGCATTTCTTCACCAGCAATCATAACTCCGTATTTCTTTAAACTTTTATTCATTTCTTTGATTGCTTCTTGCATACCATCTTTCATAAACACATCAAGAATTGAAAGCACGAAAGATTGTAATTCTCCTCCGCTAAAGTCTTTTCTGGCACTTTCATTATCTTTAAGTAATGACATAATCATTTTAGAAATTGATTTAACAATGTTTCTACCTTTGTTTTCATCTTTTTCATTTTTAATTTCAAAATCGCTTTCAAAATCACTTGGAGATTGAGCAATTTTATTCATAACTGTTGTAACAGAGTTGGCTTCTGTATAGTGGCCAGTGTTGTCAAGTTCATTAGCAATATTGCTGAGAGATGCGATTATTTGTCTTTTATTCATTTTTTGCCCAGGTTTTTCAGGTGAGTATTTTGTTGTGTATGCAGGTTGAGTAGTATCTTCAACTAATTCATTATTTGACATATATTGTGGATTGATGCCTGCTCTTCTTGTTTCCAAAACATTTTTCAAAGCAAGTAATACCAATCCTGTAAGTTGAGATGATTGTTCCTTGAATCTAGCGTTTCCTTCATCACTTGCTATTGGTAGTTCAAAACTTTTAGAACTTTCTTCATCAATTGGTGCTTGTCTTATATTCTCATCACGTAATTTATTAAACTCTGACCAAATATTATTGAGTGTTTTAGCATATATTGGATCAATGTCGTAGTTTTCAGGTGGATAATTTTTAGCAATCATATCAAAAACTATTTCATATAATGCAGGTTTTTCTCTTACTAATTTGAGTTCTTCTATTGTTCTGAAAACAAAAACTGCAAAATTAGTTGCAGATTTTCTCATACTCATCAGGAATTGTTTCTTGTTTAAATCATCATCCATAATATTTGAAATATCTGCATTTCCTAAATCAAATGGACTTAATTTTTGAGGAGTTTCATCTTCTTGTGCTAATCTTTTCATAACATTAGTGATAGCACTTGATTCTCTGTAAAGTCCAGTTATATCAAGTTCATTAGCAATATTATTCAATGATGCTATAATTTGTCTTTTATTCATTTTTTTTCTTTTTTGTCAGTTATTGGTCCGCCTGTAACCCAAGCGTCACAAGTTCTTCTGGATGCGCATTTGAATTTTAAGAATTTGCAGTAGCCAAGTTTTCCAGCGTTTATGGTTTCTTTGGCATCTTCTCCTATGCCTTTTTCTATACAATCCATTGTTTTTGTTGTGATATCGAAAGCAGCACAATTTCCACAAAGCATATTTTTTACTTCTGAAAGCTCATCCACTTTCCACATATCCATTTTCTTTTTCCAGAATTTTTCATTAGGTTGTGATGGATCAGCTGGTCCATATCCTTGTTCATTAATAGCTTTTTGTCTATTTTTGAGGTTAAATTCAATATCTTGTGTAGCTTGTGGACAATCTTCTTCTTTTTCAGCTAATTTTGTCATAAGAAGATTAATTCTATTAGCTAAAAGAATTTCGTGACTGTTTTCAAAGGTTTCAGCTACATTTGCGAGTGAGGATAAAATTTGTCTTTTATTCATTTTATTATTTATAAGATTTACTTTCTTGTTTTGCTTGATAATCAAGTTTTTTATCTAGTAATCTTCTACCTTCTTGAAATGGATTAACACCTTTGCTCTTATATCCACTAATCATACCATAAGGAGCAACAGCAATGGTTTTTGATGGATCAGGGATGCCATCGAAAATATCACCCAACATTGATTGAACTTTGTCAATTTTAGCGTCAGCTTTTGATTGTAGGCTCATTGGTAAGTTTGATTTTACTTTTTGCATATAATCAACAACATCTTTGATCATACCAAATGAGTTTGAATTTGGATCAGCGCCTTTACTCACCCAGTTTGAGTAAATATTTTCAGCTTTATTCACCCATCTATCAAGCCCATCAACATTGCCTGAAGATTCACTTGGTTTTGATGGAGAAGTTGGTTTATTTCCTTTAGAAGGTTTATCACCAATAGAAATTGGTGGATATCTTTCAAAAATTGGCCTATCTGAGCCTGGTTTTTCTTCACTTTCAGAAGGAATACTAGGTGTTGTTTTCTTTCCACCGCCTCTAGGAGGATAAATCATTCCACCAGATGGGTTAAATGGTATTTCAATATTTCTTTTTTCAGGTTCTTTATCAAATCCAGAGTCTTTTGCGTATGGATTTTTTGGAAAAGAAGGTCCACCAGAAGGATTGTAAGGGAAGTTTTTACCCTTCATAAATTCTGCGCCTTTTTGACCACCTAAACCACCAAGAAAGATTGATTCTAACTGACTCAATCTCATCATTACATTAGTGATTTCATTAGCTTCTGCATAAAGCCCTGAGTTATCAAGTTCATTTGCAATCTTATTTAATGATGCAACAATAGTTCTTTTATTCATTATTCTTACCTTTTACGGGGTGTTATATTATTTTTACAACTAAGAATGTGAGTGTCCTTTATTAAAGTATAATAAGTATATAATGAGAATAATCTTTGCTTTACAACTATATTTTTATTTTGTTTGGGCTCTGGGCAGTGAAAATATAGTAGAGTGGTCACTTTATGCCTTATTATTATGGGTGGCAGCATATTATTTGCATCTTTACAACTGGGAAAATAAAAAGAACTATAGGCTAGCTATAGTTCTTTACAGTATGATTATATATTGTTTTATATTCTGTTGTAGATTATTATCATTCGTTGGGTATGATATCACCCTGTAATTTCTGTATTTCTTTTTGTTGCTCTCTTTGTGTATCGTGAGCATTTGATATTGATATTTTTCATTCATTGATATAGTTTATAGTATATTTTCTTTCAAATCATTTAAACTATTATAATTATTATTACCAGAGTTAGTTGGCAAATCTGATGCTGAAGTTGTTTCTATATTATTAAGTTCTTTTATTAATTCATTATAATCAAATGGTTGTGATGAAACATCTCTGTCAGGTGAGAGTATATTAGTTTGTTTAAGTAAGTTTGTCAGCAATTTTATAATTGTCTGTTTGATCTAATTTAGTAGCTAATTTAAAGATTTTATTCATTATGGTTGTCTGTGGTATGACAACTTAATTTTACTGTTTTTTTTATTTTTATCCTTCATATTATGTATTACTTTAATGCTATATCACAATTGGAAGAATTTAGGGAATATATTTTATCGAATATAGGGAATGAAATATATTTTGGAAATATGGAATATTACTACGTTTTAAATGGCAGTTATTTAAAAATTTATGAAGTTGATTTAGATGAGTTTGACATCCCCGCACCTATATGGAAGGGATGTTTTGGTTGCGATATTAGCAGCATTGTTGAAGGATGGAAAAAAATGTAAACCTTAGGAGGAAATGGATATGATCTTTGCTTTAATTAGTTTGATTATTAGTGTATTTGTTTTAATGCTTTTATTGCTTAGAAGTTACGAAGATATAAATAAACTTCGCAATGATTTATCTGTTAAAAATGACAAGATTTAAAAGATGCAAATCCGTATAACTCTTTTGTGACTGATTTTATAGAAAGCTTAGAAGATGATTTTGGTTTATATCATAAACACGAAGATTTATATAGGATAGTTGATGAAGACCTTACTGTCCATAAAATGTGTGTCCTAAAATTTAGTGAAAATGAATGTTGTAAATTGCTATGGCTTAACGGAGACTCAAATAATTTAAGAATGCTAATTTCAAATCTTGAAGTGTTTATAAATGTAATAAAAAAAGACCAATATAAACATTATTTAGAATTAGCTCAAATATATGATAAAAAACTTTTGGGATTGCATAGATTAGACAAAAAGCGAGATAAATATTGGATTGTAGAATGTAATCTTTGTATTACTAGAAGCTCATTACGTTCAAGAAATTTTGATAGTTGCTCAGGATGTAAAACTTCTAAGGGTGAGAAAAGAATTGCTCGTTACTTAAAGGAAAAAAAGATACATTTTACACCTCAAGAAACTTTCGAAGGTCTTAGACATATAAATCCACTAAAACTTGATTTTTATGTACCTTCTTTAAATACTGCAATAGAGTTTCAAGGCGAGCAACATACAAGTATTGGATATTATATTAGAATGGGAGTTTCAAATCCTGAAAAGGCTTTAAGAGATTGTCAGCTTAGAGATCAAGCAAAAAGAGAGTGGTGTAAGAAGAATGGTATAAGACTTATTGAAATTCATTACTATCAATTTTATAGGATCGAAGCTATTTTGGATGAACTATTGTTAGGATTGGCAGTGTAAATTTTTATTTTTACAGAAAATATAAAATGGAGATAATAAAAAAATGCTTAAAACTTTTGTAATATTTAATGTTTCAGAAATCCCATTGATTAATTTCGATGAAGTTTTTGAAACTTCAGAACATACTTTGAGGCTTAGTGTTGATGGAACTAAAACATTTGTAAAGTGGCAGGGAGATCCACCA